TTGGGTAGTCCAATCTGAACCTGTTCCAATGGACGATGCAAAATTAAAGTTTTTTATGTAGTTAAAACTGGTCGATTTGCCCGTAAAATTTTGATGGGCCATACTACTAAAAGTACTGAAGGGCATCAACCCTCACCTAATATATTAATATTAACAATTTTATTTTAATATTAAAACTCGTTAAAACCCGTATAATCAATCTCCAACAAACATATATAGTCAATATGTCCACCTTGTCCTCTTTCGTCATTTTCATATTAATACTTTTAGTCTATATTCATATTACCTCGCAATTCAAGAAAAGCGAGGATTTAGAAATATACGAGGCCGATTACCAGTCGAATCAACAAATCCAGGACATTTGCGACATCCGTCAGCCCGTGCTCTTCAACATCCAACCGGCGAATCCCGTTTTCTTTGAGCACAACATTGCCGACCTACTTCTCCATTCCAAAACGGACTACGAAGCCCATGTGAAAGACCTTCACGATTTCCCCTCGGGTGATGCCATTCTCCTCCCGTTTCGTAGTGCTCGTGGGCTCATGGACACTGACGACAAGGGTCGATTCTTCTCTGAGAACAATTTCGAAATGACCACCGACATCATCGAACATCACTGTCAAACCATGGACGAATTTTTGAAACCCAAATTCACGGCGCAGACCAAGTACGATATCCTGTTTGGTTCCAACGGTGCCCACACGGCCATGCGTTACCACACCCATTATCGTCATTTCCTGTGTGTACAGACGGGCAGGATTACGGTCAAAATGACACCGTGGCGCAGCCGCAAACTCTTGCGTGTGGAGAACGACTACGACAACTACGAATTCCGTTCGCGCATCGATGTGTGGGCTCCTCAAGAACAGTATCTAAACGACATGGAGCAATTGAAGTTCCTGGAATTCGATGTGCACCCCGGCTTCATTTTGTATGTGCCGCCCTACTGGTTCTACAGCATCCAATATCACACGACGGACAGTGGACCCGCCCTGGTCGCCGGGTTCACCTACAACTCCGTCATGAATTTGGTGGCCAATTCGCCCCAGTGGACCATGTATTATCTGCAACAGTACAATACGACCAAAAAAACGGTCAAGACGCTGGACCTGGAAAATGTATCGAGTACCAAGGGAGTCAAAGGCAGTGACGAGACCACCACAATTGTAACGGACGCGCCCCTAGAACCCGCCGTGGATTTCACGGAGAGAGCTAACGAACAAGTGAATTCGTAACGAAAATTGATTATTTTTCCACAGAAAATAATCAACTACACCCAAGATTCGAATCTGAATAGAATGACCACCATCGCACTGCTTAAGCGTACGGCGCGCGACTCTCCCTACTCGCCCCTATACCGTGTTCTCGCAACCAATGATTTGAGGCTCTACCTCGACGACTTCCTGGAGTCGCCGCGCACCGTCTTCCAAAAAAACATCATCAAAAATCACACCATCGACAATGCCGCCATTGGTTTTTGGTCCAAAAAAATCCTCAATCTTCTCAAAAACACGCGCGACGAATACGAAGAAGAAATGCCCATGTACAAACTGTGGAACCACCGCTACGAGTGCGAAAAAATAATTTTCGAAACCAATGAACCACTCATCACCAAAGATGGCGTTTTCGTGCAATTCGGTGTCATAAACCCCATTGGGGCACCCTTCTACTTGCGATGGTCATGGACACTCTACGAACAAATCTACCAACGAACTCAAGAGCCCGAAATGGACGAGGACACTCTCTACCACTACAACTACAACATGGATTTAGTTCTTCGACACGAAGACACCTGGCCTTACGGTGCGACACAGTATTATTAGTATTAGATAGCATTTTGTTGTGTTTATAAGCTATAATCCGCCAACACCCCTTTTTTATTCTTTTTGGTTTTGCGCGCGTCCGCTTTTGCTTGCACTGCTGCCGCTTTTTCCGCGGCCTTGCGCTCCGCTGCCTCCTTTTTCTCCTTTTTTTTGGTTTCGCGCAGGTGTTCTTGTTCGCGCTTCTTCGTCTCGCGCACGCGCTCTCGTTCCAACATCTTGGCACGCTTTACCGCCTCCTGAACCCGCTTCTTTTCCACCTTCTGCGCAGCGAGCTCCTCTTTGTCCTTGATTTTGGCCACGGCTGCTTCCGAAGCATCGACCAGTTCGTCCATGATTTTGGCGTGATATTTGTGTACGAGCCCCTTGACTACATCGGATTGAATATCCTCTGTTTTGGTATAGCTCAAAGTTTTACGCATGCGCTTCTCTTGGTTTGCAATCTGCTTCTTCTGTTTGGCATCTTCACTCACCGCCTTTTTGTAGGTTTTGCGTATCTTGGCGACCTTCTTCTTACGATCCTTTTCCACATTCGAAATGTCGCCGTTGATGACTTTTTTGGACTGAGTGGTTTCCTTCTTCTTCAATTTCATGGTAAGACGATACGATTTGCGCTCGTCACGAATCACCATATTCACCACATTGCGCTCAACATCGTTCAAATCGTGTTTCAACAGGATTTGCAAATGTTTCATGCGTTTTTTGTAATTTTCCGACAAACTTTTCAGTTGGTTGTCCAAATCTTGCAACTCACCGTTGTGCTGTTGAATTTGCAAATTATACTGTTGTATTGTTGGGTGAGCACCAAATTGATTTTTATCGGTGATTTTCATGGCACAGGTATTCTTGACTTGGTACAACAGCGTGTTTTTGTATTCGTCGTATTCTTCCTTGAGGTTCTCAATATTACCCTTGATACCCATCAAGGCATCTCGTTTGGTAGCCCCCTTGATTTTGATTTCTTCGCGCACCTGTTTGATTTTATTGCGAATGTCTTTGAGTTCTTCCTTGGCTTCTTGGACAATATCACGGATATTCTTATTCACGATTTTTTCGCATGCTTTTTGCGAAGGGCCTTCCAGACCCCCACACACATCGTCTTTCAAAAAGGCGAATTTTTTGGCGTTAATCTCGGCGATTTCGCCCTGCACCTTCTTGTTTTCTTCGGCGAGTTGATCTTTGAGTTCCAAAATATCCGAATCCAGGATGTTTCGAACGATTTTACGATCAAATTTATTCACCATATTCATGTCGCGCGCAATCGGCACATTGACCGGGTGAAGGCGCGGTTGAGAGAATTGACGAGCATCCTTTTCGCGATTCAAATAACTAATGTATCCGGCGATGTCGTCCAAGTAATCGGTACGACCCTTCTCGGTGAAACTGCCGTGATCATCCAAATATTTATCCGAGAAATTGGAAAAATCCGCGGGCATCTGTTCTTCTTCCTGTTTGCACAAATTGACCAACTGAATGAGTTCCATGGGATTCTGGGTGATGGGCGTGGCCGTCATCAAGAGCAGACGACACGAATCCTGACCGGAGTATTTGTAAGAGTACATGAGAGCCTGATGCAAAGCGTTCATGTCGGGCTTCTCCAAAGACGACAAATCCCCGCCGCCATACAGCTTATGCGCCTCGTCGATGATCAAGAGCGTTTTGCGTAACGGATCTTCTTTGCCGTTGATTTTGACCAAACTTTCATAGTACGAGTTTTGTTTAGAGACCAAATTACTGAACTGTTTGTAAGACATGGGACGAATACGCCAAGCTTTGGAGAGAAGACGCATGCGTTTGCTTTGATCCGAAGGAATGGTGAGTCCAGAGTGTTGAAGTTGATAACGGATGCTCTCATTGCATACTTGGTCAAACATATTTTTCCAAATGTCGTTTTTGAGAGTGGTGCGAGTGACCCAAAGTATGGTGTATCCCGCCTTTTCAAAATTCGTGGTCGCCGCTGCAATCGCCGAGCAAGTATTATGAGTAACTGTAAAATCACCAAGAAGATAACGGCGATTTTTGTCAATACAAAAACCGTAATAATCCCCTTTTCCAACAGGACAAACCGTTACACCAGTTAATAACACATCTTTAATCTGTGTCCTTTTTTCGGCTCGTTTTCTAGTTAATAATGTGGGTATTTCATCTAAATTATTACCACTTATAGTTATAGAATTATATAGTCCCGTTTTTTTTTCACCTTTATACATGCATGATTTTTCACCCTTTTTATTGTAGGCAGCAAACCCGAGAGAACGCGCCAAGAATAAAATATCTGAGGTTATTTGATCGGATTTTTGTGAAATACTAAATATTTTTCCGCGTGAACAGTAATAACCATCTGTATCTAATATTCCTGCCAATAATTTCAAACGATTTTCTCTAGAATTACATTTATAATCGTAAGGAATATGTTTGTTGTCAATTAAATTATATTTATATAATTCGTCAATCAGTAGATTTGTTTTACAGGTACCATTTTTAGACAAACGATAATCATATCCAGATTGATAATTTAATATTAAACCATATTTACCTGCGTTATCTCTCAAATATTTTAGTATTTTTGCATCTTGACTTGAAAATACAGAGCCTCGTTTGGACCCATCACCAATCCAAAGCCCGATAATATATGGGTCAAATGATAAGGGTTTTTCTTCAAATTCTACACCTTTTCTATATCCCTTTAAATCTCTACGCAATGACTCTGATAACTTAAAATAGTCTTTAACTTCTATTTCCAATATTCGATCTTCTTCGGTAAATTTATTTAGATAGTTTTCCGCTTCTTCACGAGTTTTAAAACCTTTTGAAACTATTTTATATGTTTTATTGTTAATCATAGTTGCTTTAAAGGGTAAATTAGGCTGACTTTTGGAAACATTTATAATAGCGCCTCTACCACTGTATTTTAAACATAATATATGTTCTGAATTAACAGTGTATTTTTCACCTTTGACAGGAATAATATCATACATTTCGTCTTGACCGTTCGCCAAAGACAAAACCTTTCTTGGTGTGGAGTCATCACCCATTAATACATCACCAACATTCACATCCTGTACCATTTTGATTGTACCGTCATGCATTAAAATAGGCGTATCTTTGGCATGACATTTGCCCGTACCCACACTCTGATACAACAGCATACCTTTGACGGATTGATTGGGGGTAAAATAATGACGAATAAAATCCTGGGTGGGAGTGTAATTCAAGATAGTGGATCCGCCCGTCTTTGCAACACACAGGTTCTCCATTTTGACCGGATCCCACGCAAATTCGCCGTAGCGGTCGCGAATGAATCGGCGCGTGCCGTGGAATCCCAAACGCCCGTTAAGTCCAACTGTCTCTTGACTGTTGACGATTTTGGGCGGTTTGTTCAGTACGCGCAATTTAGGACCACCTCCAACAATGATTGCCTCGTCTTCCTCCTCTTCGGCCACCGCAAAATTGTGGACATTTTCGTTGAGTTCGTAATCTACCGAACCAAATATGGTCGTTTTTTCCAAATCGCTGGCAAAATTAAGCAGGCGCACATCCAGATTCATGGCCTTCAAATACAGGTCCATCGCAGTTTCGGCCCCCAACAGACTTTTACGAATGGATTCCTGAATCGTCAAATCGTAGATGTAAATATGCAGCGGCCATCCTTGCGTCGGGTGAAATTCCAACCCTTTTTGACCACATGTTCGCGTTCCACGGCCAATGACCTGTTTTTGGTCGGCGGTCACTACCGAGGGTTCAAAAATATGAATGTATTTGATATCGAAGAGGTCAATACCCTCCTTGAAACCACTGTCCAAAATGATAAAACGCACCAAATCACCCTGCACATTTTCGGGACGCTGATTGAATTTGCTCAACATGGCTTTTTTCATTACGACCGAAAT